ATGAAAAGCTTGCTATAGACCCAAATGCTAAAGTTAAGCAGGGTTCAGTAGCTGGAGATAGCAACGATAAGCCAGGTAAAAAAGATAAAGTAAATCCAGCTATTTTTAAGATGGCTGAACAGAGGGATTATTAATATGCCAATGGTAGGAAAAAAAAAGTTTTCATACAGCAAAGCTGGAATGAAAAAAGCTAAAGTAGTAGCAAAGAAAAAAGGTGTTAAAGTTAAAAATAAAAAATCATATTAGTAATGGAAGATAAACCTAATACAGAGGAAGTTAATCCTTTAGTAGGTCATGTACGTTCTTTGTTTCAAGAAGCTGAAACATCAAAGTCATATGACGAGAAACGATGGCTAAAGGCTTATAGAAACTATCGAGGTCTATATGGACCTGAAATGGCTTTCCGTGATAATGAGAAATCAAAAGTTTTTGTAAAGATTACAAAGACAAAAGTACTTGCGGCATTTGGTCAGATTATTGAAGTTTTATTTTCTCAAGGTAAATTTCCTTTAGGTATAACTCCAACATCAGTACCAGAGAATGTGGATACCTATGCCCATTTAAATCCTAATAAGAAACCTAAATCTGAAGATGAATCAGATTCAATAAATCCTGATGAAGAAATAAAAGAAATTGTACAAAGTGTATATGGTTATAATGGAGATGGTGGATCTTTAAAACCTGGTGCAACAGCAACTGATTTATTAAAAACACTTGCACAAGATTACGAAAACTTAGGTTTTGATAAAGGTCCTTCACCACAAGGTACTCCACAAATTGAGCCTGCTAGATTAGCTGCAGAGCAAATGCAAAAAGTATTGCATGATCAATTAGAAGAAAGTCAAGCTATCACCATTTTAAGACATGTATTTTTTGAAATGTCTTTACTTGGTACAGGAATTTTAAAAGGTCCATTTACTGATTCTAAAACTTACCATAGTTATAATACAATGGAAGATGAAGATGGTAATAAATCTAGTGTATATGTTGCAAAGTCAAAACCAGTACCTTCAATAGAAGCAGTATCATGTTGGGATTTTTATCCAGATCCAAATGCAACAAATATAAATGATTGTGAATATGTAATACAAAGACACTCATATAATAAACAACAGCTTGAAGGTCTAATTGACAAGCCTATGTTTAGAGAAAAACAAATTAGAACATGTTTAGAACAAGGACCTAACTACCAAACAAGAAGTTATGAATCTTCACTGTATGATAGAGAGAATGTAACAAACATTTATAAAAACAGATTTGAAATATTAGAATATTGGGGAACTGTTGATAAAGAAACAGCAGATGAATGTGGATTGGTATATGAAACAGAATCTGACATAATACATGTTAACATATGGCTATGTGGTAATCATGTAATTAGAATGGTTGAGAATCCATTTACGCCAGTAAGGTTACCTTATTTAGTATGCCCTTATGAATTAAATCCTTATCAATTTTTTGGAGTAGGTATTCCAGAAAATATGGATGACTCACAACAAGTTATGAATGGTCATGCAAGAATGGCAATTGATAACTTAGCACTAGCTGGTAATTTAGTATTTGATGTTGATGAAACTATGCTAGTACCAGGTCAAGATATGAAAGTATTTCCTGGTAAAATATTTAGAAGACAAAGTGGTCAAACAGGTCAGGCAATACATGGAGTTAAATTTCCAAATACAGCAAGTGAAAACTTAATGATGTTTGATAAATTTAGACAACTGGCTGATGAGTCAACTGGTATTCCTTCATACTCTCATGGAGCAACAGGAGTACAATCAACTACAAGAACAGCAGCAGGTATGTCAATGCTTATGGGTGCTGCAGCTTTAAGTATTAAAACAGTAATTAAAAATATTGACGATTATTTATTAAAACCCCTAGGAGAATCATTGTACCATTGGAACATGCAATTTAATGATGAGGCTCCAGAAATAAAAGGTGATCTAGAAGTTAAGGCACAGGGAACAGCTTCCTTGATGCAAAAAGAAGTAAGATCACAAAGACTAATGACATTTATGCAGACAGCGTCTAACCCATCGTTAGCACCGTTTGTTAAATGGCATACATGTTTAAAAGAAGTTGCTAAGTCACTAGATATTGATCCAGATCAATTGGTTAATGATCCAGAGAAAGCAGCTATATATGCACAAATAATGGGGATGGCAAATGGAAATCAAAACAATAATACCGCTACTGCAGGACAAACAGAAATGGGACAGCCTATGCCTGTACCTGAAGGAGCTTCGCCAACAGATCCAACTGGAGCTGGAGGTGGCAACATCGGAACGGGAAATGTACCGATGCCAGGGGAAGCTGGTTTTAGTGCGGCAAATTCTGAATCTCCAAGAGGCGGAGAAACGCAATAAAGAAAAAATATAATGATAAAATTAATTCAACAATCTGATGGTACTTATGAATACGTAGATGCAGCAACAACTGCTCCTACAAATTCTAATTTAAATACACTTAATACTGCACTAGATGCCTATGAAGGTAGTACTAGTAAATCTGTAGTAGATTCATCTGTTGCATCTCAAACACAAAAAGTTATGAGAGAAACTCCAGGTCAGTATACTACAAATTTTGATCCTAAAACAGGGCAGTTTGAAACTTCATCAACTACTGGTGGTAGACAGGAAATAGCATTTCAAGAACCTGAAAGAACACCAGAAAGTACAGGTCAAACAGCATTACAAAAAGTAATGTCTATGTCTTCTACAACAGGTAGTACACAAGATGATGGATTAGCAAAAGCATATAAACTAATTGAAGATCAACAAAAATTAGCTAAAAGAGCACAGCTAACTAATAATTTATTTAAAGGTGCAGACTTTGCTTTAAATACATACAGAACTATCAAAAGTGATAGTGTATTAAATATTGCAAATCAAAGTAATTTAACAACTCCTATAACACAACTTAGTAGAACACCTATAGGTTCAAGTACAGTTGGTGGAGTAGGAACTGCAGGTGCTTTAGGATATAGTGTATCAAAAATGTTAGGTGGTGATAAAAAAGAAAATCAAGCATCTGGTGTTGGATCAGCTATTGGTATGGCAGTAGGTGGACCAGTCGGTGGTGTAGTAGGTGGAGTAATTGGGAGAGTATTTGGTGGAAGAGTTATATGTAGTGAACTATATAAACAAAAATTAATGACAAAAGAAGATTATATACTAGATTTAGAATTTACTAGAACACATATGCTACCTAAATATGGTCATGCTTTTTTAAGAGGCTATTGGTCTTTTGCTGTACCAGCAGTTAAATTAATGAGAAAAAGTAAATGGCATACAAATTTCTGGAAACATATTGCTTGTAATAGAGCACAAGATATTAAATGGAGATTAGGAAAAGGTAAATTTAATATTCTTGGAAGAGTATATAGTTTATTTTTTGAAAATTTGTGTTGGGCTATTGGTTCAGTAAATAAAAAACAAGTTAATTATCATGAGGAGTTATACACATAATGGCAATAGATCAAACAGGTGCAACAATGACAGGCATGCTAAATAAAAAACCAAATGTTCCTGCTGCTCCAGATATGAGTGCAAT